CTTATCAGCACCAGCAAGTTGCATCTTAAAGTTACCAGCACCAACATCATCAAGAATACTGTTGCTACCGTCATGGTATATTTCTAGGCTTGGTGATGTACCAAAGATAGCCTTACTGTTATTAGTAAAGCTCATGTCTCCCGTAGAAACAAAAGATGTTCCTGTGATAGAACCAGTAACATTTATATTACCAGTTCCAATAACGTTACTAGTGTTAAGATCTAGGTTTCCACCAAGCTGAGGTGTTGTATCTTGTACGATATCTGCAATAGCACCACTAGTAATCGTGTCTAGTTTAGTACCATCAGTTGCTACATCACGACCATCTACGGTTCCACCAACCGTAATGTTACCTGCTACATCAAGGGTTGTTGCTGTGTTAAAGGTTACAACCTCAACACCTTTGCCAATATATGACATATTAAACCTCCCTTATGTGATTTCTAGAAGTGACGCAATAGCATCTGCTGAAGATAAAACATTACTAGTTACCTTCAGAGTATCTCCTGGTTCCATTACTACTTTTTGTTCTCCACCAACTACAACAAGGCTGCTGCCTACAGGAATTGGTGCATCTTTAATAATATAAACGCTATCTTCAGCGCCGCTTGTTCTTGTACTAGCGTCTAGCTCTACATCAATAACAATCTGACTGGCTACAATATTAGCTACTGTAAGTCCAATAATTGTTGTTTGTGTAGCAGCTGGACAAGTGTAAAGCGTAGCAGCAGAAGTTCCAATAGCGGTATCTGTTTTACTTTTAAAACTATTAGCCATAGTTATCTCCTATTATCCTAGTGCAATAGCCATAGCTACCGCTGCATTGTTTGCTTCTGTTACTGCAAAGGCAGTTGTTGAAATACTAGTGTTATTAGTTCCGCTTGTTTGTGTAGTGCCTGTTACAGTACTTGCAAGTACACCATCGATACTTGGTGCTGAAATAGGTCCAGTGAAAGTAGCACCAGAAAGCAAGGCAAAACCAGCACCTGAAACATAGGCCGCAACCCAAGCACTACCTGTGTAAACTTTCATTACGTCATCAGTAGTGTTATAGTATAACATACCTGCTTGTAGCGGATCACCATCGTTATCAGTAGTAGGATCTGCTGCTTTAGCGCCAAGGTACTTATCGTCAAAGTTATCAAAGGCTGCTAAGGCTTGATCTCTTGCTGCCTCTGCTGCTGTCTGCGCACTACTTGCTGAAGTAGCTGAACTAGCTGCGTTTGTTTCACTTGTAGCTGCATTAGTCTCTGAAGTTGCTGCGTTAGTCTCGCTAGTCGCCGCATTATTTTCAGAAACAAGAGCTGCCGCTGCGGATGCTGCAGCATTAGTCTCACTAGTAGCTGCATTAGTCTCACTTGTTGAAGCATTACCTTCTGACGTAAGCGCGGCTGCTGCTGAGGCTGCTGCATTTATTTCAGAGGTACTTGCGTTTCCCGCTGAAGTAGCCGCATTAGTAGCACTTCCTGCTGACTGAGTAGCACTTGACGCTGCTGCAGTTTCACTAGCAAGCGCATTTGCTTCACTTGTTGCTGCGTTAGTCTCACTAGTAGCTGCATTGGTCTCACTTGTGGCCGCATTAGTTTCACTAGTAGCCGCATTAGTTTCACTTGTAGCGGCATTATTTTCAGATACTAGTGCGGCGGCAGCTGATGCTGCTGAAGCAGTTGCACTAGTTGAAGCAGAAGAAGCGCTAGCTACTGCCGCAGTTGCACTGGCTGCAGCTGAAGCTGAAGAAGCCCCAGCATTAGTAGCTGCTGTTTGTGCATCTTCAACTAGTCCAGTAAGAGAGCTGGCTAATGTAGTTACTACACTACCATCACCTGAATTGAAAAGTCCACCAAGAGAACCATCGTCAGTTGCTCCAGTGGTATTAGTGGTATCTGGACTTGCAGGTGTAGCCATTAGATTAACCCTCCTGCACTATAACTCATTTGAATGTTACCGCCAGATGCTCCCCGTTTATTATCTTCATCATTTAATTCATCTATTTCTTGAGCAAACATGGCAAAGTATTTTTGTGCTTGTTGATCGTCTTGAAGATAAGCAAATAATTCACCTAATGAACCCATAAGAAGAATTCTTTCATTATCATCACGTAGCCAATTATAGGCAAGCTGTCCAAGATAGTATGCACTTGTAACTGTACCACCCGCTGCGATTGCTTCAGCCTGTGTTGCATAAGGAGTTGCTACACCCCCAATAGTAGAAAACCAAAGTTCAACAGCATCTGTTACACCTTGAGAAGACGGATTAAGTAACCCTGCAGTGTAGTTAGTTGGTGTTACATTATATAGTGCATCTAATGCTGGGAGTCTGCGGTAATAGTGTAATTCAATCTTAGTAGCTGTACCACTACTTACTCCATCTTGAAAAGCAGGAGATAGTATTACTGTGTTTCCTCGCCTAGTCCAGAAAGCAGAGTAATTATATTTACTTGCCGTCCAATCATTAAATGTTCTCAAATCTGTTTTTTCGTTAAAAACTCGTGTGGGTTGATTTGCTGCATCTACTTCTCGAATTTCAATAAATTCAATAAGGTCGGACGGTATTGTAATTTCCGTCTTACTAGGAACAAGGTTGTTTCCAGCTGTTGTTGCAGCAATCAAGTCAGTTGAATTGTAACTAATAGTGTTTTCAAGCGCAATAACCCTTAGTTTACGATATGCTTTATCTGCGGCATACCTTAAACAGTCTTTGATTATGTCATCGCTAAGAACTGCAGAGTCTTTATTAGACCAGTTTCTCACTAAGTCAACGAACTGTGTATAAGTTCTTGCCATCCTTGGCCTCCTAATTAAGTATTGACTAGCAAATCACGATATTCAGTCATTAAGATAGTTTTTAACCGTTTCATATTATTTGGATCTTGCATAAATTCTGGACTGTGTAAATCAAGGTTATGATCTTGTAGAATTTTAATAGCTACAATATCAGGAATAGTTGCCATCTTACGATAGCCATTTTTTTTAATTCCGTAATACTCTTGTTCATCACGATCTCGTTTAGCCGATTCTTTATATTTGGTTATATCTTGAGTAGCTTGCCAATCTCCTGATTGAAGATCAAAGCCAGCATTGATACCGTTTTTTGCACCTACAGTTGAACTATAGAATTTAAAGTCTGTTTCTTTCGACATGTCCTCTCCTACTTAATTAAGCGGCGGGTTCTGTATATGCTACAAAACGACCTGACTTCCCAATGTAACCTAATTCCGCACCTGCTGGTGCTGCAGTGGGTGTTCCACTTGTGGCCACTGTTGGGCTTCCAATGTCTAGATGCGTCAATTGATAGCCGCCACTTGCGACTTGTGCTGTACGCCATACACATGATTCAGCGGGGTAAGTATTCCCGTTAGCAGTTTTAATAACTAGCATTTACTTATCTCCTATTAATTTAGTTGTTTTTCTTACTTGGGTTATTTGAAGATGGGGCACATCCAATAACTGGACCGCCTTTGTTGTAATAACCTGCAACGTTACCACCCATTGCTTTATACGCAGGGTCTTGTTTACCCTTCATACATTTTCCTGCTGACATACACGCTGATGGTGATGGGCAATCTGGACAAATTTTCATTTTTATCTCCTACAAAAAAGAAAGGGGAAGCCCGAAAGCCTCCCCTAACAATAGCCTAGTTAAGACCGTAGATAGCACCACAACCAAGTGGGTTACGGACTTCAAGTGTGGTCTCTTCAACCATCATGCCGACAGTAGAGTCACCCTTTTGTCCTACGTCTACTTCCTGCATTGGACGCAGAGTAGCAACGTTGAACCACATTGGATCATAGATCAGTGCAGAGAAGTCTTTAACTTCAGTAGTTGCTGCAAGATTTGCAGGTGTACCGTTTGAGTTAATGAACTGTACTGCGTTTGATAGACCCATGATGTAGTTAGGAACTACCATAAGGTCACCAAAGTCTGACATGTATACATCTACTGACTGGCGAAGCTTACCTGACTCATCAATGTTCCGCTGTACACCAGTAGCACCAACCATAAGGTCAGAGAAATCACGGCGTAGTTTTGGAGACAACATGACTTTAGAAGCCTTACCGCCTTGCTCATAGATCTTTTGCATAACAGCATCAATATCTGTCAGTGTCAAAGAACCTTTAGTAGGTGCAGCAGTTGTTGTCAAAGATGAACGGGTTACTTGAGTACCATCAGAAACAGTAGCCGGAGCCGCCCACTGACCTGCGTATACTACAGTATCGCCTGAGTTAATGAATGATTGATAACCACCAGCTGAACGTGCAGTGTTACCCTGTACGCCAACAGCAGCTGATGTGTTGAATGAATGAATCATATCATGCTCAACGTCACGGCGAAGCTCAGTACCACGCTTTTTCAGCTGGTATGCATATTCATCTGCAACACCGGCTTGATCTACTGCGCGGCGTGTACCTGATACAGCAATTGTCTTACCGTTGATTTGAGTGTAGTTACCCAACCGTGTACGGTATGGGCCAGTACGTGCAAAACGATCACCAACTGCAGGTGTGCCTGTACCACCAGCTACGGCTGGTTCGATATAGTCAGTACCTTCAGCAATACGAGATGAACCTGGAGTATCCAGTTGATCTGTCTGCCATTCGTGGTAGATTGCTGTTGCTTTTGCCTTGCCAATTGAAGACATGAAAGGGGTTTCATCACGAGTAATCATTGTGATAAAGTTAGCTAGATCCTCACGCTGTGAGACATCTTTGCCAGTTCCGCGAGCTGGTCCCTGTGGGCCACCAGTTCCGCGTACACCAAGAGTGCTAGTCATTATTTATACCTCCAAGGTATTAAAGATTTAATGATCGTGCAGCAAGTCCTCTTAGAAAGTCCATTTGATCTTCGTTAGAAGAGTCTGGATTTAAAGCTCGTTGTCGTAAGGCTGAAGCTGCATCTTGCTTTTTCTTAGATTCAGTCTTAGCTTTACGAAGCGGGGCTTTCTTTGCAGGAGTAGATTTCCTTTTAGCAGTACCTTTTGTGATACCTTGTTTTAGTCTACGATAGTCATCGACAAACTTAACAATAATAGGATCAGCAATTGAGTCTAGTACTTCAGGAGAAATACCTTCTTCAATAGCAAATGCCCTAATTGCAGTTGCAGTCTCTTCATTAAAGTCAGGAATAAGAGTAGGGATAGTTTCATTAAAGTAAGACAGTTGTTCCTGCCACTCTTTTGTTACTTGCTGCTCTTCTGTTTCTTGAAGACTTTTTACTAATTCTTCAC